CACACGAGCCTCAACGGCCTCACACCAACTGAGTTCGCAACACGCCCCAACGAGGGGCAAAACTGGAACAGACTCTCCTTATGAGCGAGGGCAAATTGGGGAGCAGGTCACGACCGATAGCCCGATCGTGACCTTGCAGGAGAACGCCGCGTACTGCTGGTTCCACAGGGAGCGGGGCATAACCATAAATGAGGTTACGGTATTTGGAAGCGTTGCTGGTGTAACCGCCGGCGCCGATACAGCAGGCGACTTGCGGCTTTCATTTTATGACCATCGAACGGGAGCGACTGGCGGCCGACGAGTCGGCAATTTCACGCCGCCCGACGATCATAACGCGCCGGCAGTTTGCTGTTTAGGCGACGATGAAGTGCTCGCCATGTGGCAAGCTCACGGCGAAGACGCATTCATTCATCACCGAACGTACGACATCAATGGCACACAGCTCTCTGCCGAGAAGCGCGTGCACGCAGGGGCTGGCGCGACGTACAGCAACATTTTCCGACTCCCCGGCTCCTCGGTCGTACTCGACTTTCACCGCGGCGTCGGCTGGAACCCTAACTATGTCATCTCGTCCGACCAAGGTTCCACTTTTTGTTATGGTGGGCGATTGATCCAATGGGCCCGCCCCGGTCCGGACGACGATCCAAAGCATACAGGGTTGGATGGGGGTCGTCCCTATATCGTCTATTGCCAGGCTGGCGGCCGCATTCACTTCGCAATCGTTGAAGACCATCCGCGCGCGTACGACAATTCGGTCTATCACGGTTACATCGAAGACGGCGGCGTCTTCGACTCATTTGGAGTGCGGCTTGGTTCATTGCCGAAGGGCGATGCGCTGCCGGCCTATAGTTACCCGGCGCTGACGAAAGTGTTCGATGGATGCGCCGATGCGGTCGCATGGGTTTCCGACATCGCCGCCGCAGCGGACGGGACGGTGACCATCGTCTTCACGGTTCAGCGGGGCGGCGGCGCCGCGCGAACGAAATCCGGCGCCGGTGGTCACGACTTGCGTTATCACTACGCCCGTTTCGACGGCCATCAATGGACCGAGTTCGAACTCGCCTGTGGTGGAAGCTGTCTCTATCCGGGCGAGGACGATTACAGCGGCTTGATTTCAGTCAACCCGAACAATCCGTTGCAAATCGCCTTTTCGTCGAATCGTTGCCCGGTCAACAATCTGACGCTCCGCAGCAGCGCAGACGGGAAGCAACACTACCAAATATTTTTTGGTGAGGTCGATGTCGCCGCGCGATCGGCCCGGCTTTCGGCTCTCACGCCGGATGCGCAGGAAGATCAGATCCGCCCTGTCTTCACCCGCCCCTCGGTGGGCGGGCACAATGCGCTGTTCTGGATGGCTGGGGCTTATCGCTCGTACAGGGATTTCCGCACCCGTGTGGTCGGCTTCGCACTGACGCAGCAGACTTTGGCGTGGTGCGTCTCGACATCCTATCAGCCTGTCAATGACGAGGTGCCCGAGCGCCCATTTATGCCGCCCGACGAGACTGCGGCGTTGCAGCAGTACCTTGATGGCTGCGAGATATATCTTGAGTACGGCTGCGGCGGCAGCACAATCCTTGCGGGCGAACTCGGGGTCCGGTCGGTCTATTCGGTCGACTCGGACCAGCAATGGGCTGGAGCCGTCCGCACGGCTTTCGATCGTCGTTTCGGGAAGACAGGCCAGAGGTTGCGGGTTGCCGAGGTCGATATCGGTCCGATCCGGAGATGGGGACGTCCCGCCGACCTGGCCCACGCCAACACCTGGCCGCGCTATGCGGTGGCGCCCTGGCAGTTGCTCGCGGAGAACGGAGAGTCGCCGACCGTGGTGCTTATCGACGGCCGGTTTCGGGTGGCTTGCTTCCTGCTCTCGTTGATTGCTGCGCGGCCTGGAACTGTCATTCTGTTCGATGATTACGAGCGGGAATACTATCATGTTGTCGAGAAGCATTGCCCACGCGCCGCGACGCACGGCCGGCTGGCTGTCTTCCGCGTCGAGGAGAGCCGGGACATCCAGGCCATACTGCTGGAATTGATCCCATTTCTGACGGTCAGTCTTTGATCGACTGAGGAGCCCGCGGGCACGCCGGCCTCGATATTCCGGGTACGACTTGGGAGATGGGCCGCCCGTGGCGGGCCCACGCTTTATCTGCCCGCGTTATTAGGAAAGAGCCCAGGAAGCGCTGTCAGATCGGTGCAGCGACTGCTGCCGGACGGATGACATCCGCGGGTGCGCGTGACCCCTCGCTTCCGGCATCAACGAGAACCAGCGGCGCCGGCGCGACGCGGTTGCGTCCTTCCGCCTTGGCGCGATAGAGCGCCCGGTCGGCCCTTGCCAACAGAGCCGAGAGGGTTCGCCCGGTATCGCTTGCCATCGCGACGCCGATGCTCACGGTGGCCTGAGCCGGGAACTCGGGGAACCGCATCGCCTCGAACTCGCGCCGCACCCGCTCCGCGACTTGCAGCGCCTGCGCCATCGATGCGTCGGTCAGCAGGCAGGCAAACTCCTCGCCGCCGAGGCGCGCGAACAAATCGGTGGGGCGCAGCGCCGCCGCAACCAGATCGGAAAAGCTCTTCAGCACGCAATCTCCGGCCTGATGTCCGGCGGTGTCGTTGACCTCCTTGAAGCGGTCGAGATCGAACAGCAGCAGCGCGGCCGGGCGGCGATCGGTGAGAGCGTAGTCCAGCAACTGGCCACCGAGATCGAAGAACGCGCGACGATTGCCGATGCCCGTGAGCGAATCCGTGAGTGAGGCCTTGCGCTGCTCGAGCTCCACGCGCTCCTTCGCCATGCTCATGCGCAGGAACGCAAGACCGTAGGCGGCAAACAGCGCCTCGAACGCCATGATGAAATAGCCGGTGCGGTGCGCCTCGCCGTCGGCCAGCGCGAGCGTCAGCGCGCTTGCGATCGGAATCCGCGCCAGCAGGAACCCCGAATGCATGATCAGCAACGCCAGCGTCGGCCAGCGTGAAATCAATTCGCGGTCGCGCGCGTACCAGACCTCGCTCGCGGCAAGCAGCGCATAGGCCGAGACGATTGCCGACACCACAATGACATGCCCGCGAACCGACGGCACGAAATTGAACTGGTAAGCGGCCATCCATGCGACCGCTCCGGCAGCAATCAGGGAAACAGAAATCCGTCGGCCCTCGAAAGCGCGCGCGCCGCCCCACAGCACGCCATAGGCGGCACAGATCAGGGCGTTGCCGACGCCCACCGACCACACGTGCGGGATCGCCGCGGCCAGCGCCAGGAGCGCCGCGCCGGCGGAGCCGATCAGGTACCCCAGGCCCCACAACGCCAATGCCGGCTCGCTGCGGTTTTGCAGCCATGCGAACAGCAGCAGCAGCCCGCCGGTGAGGGTGATGAACACCGTCACCGCGCACAGCGTCGGCAGATCGACCACGAAATTCGAGCTGGCGAAGATCGGCACCGCAGGTTCCCCACCCGTTCGGGAACGGATGACGCAGTTCTACCCAGCCAATGCTGGCGATCGGCTTGCGCGGTTCGATAAAATTCGACCGATCGCCTTAAGGCGCCTCATTGCAGGTGGGAAAACAGCAGGCCGGCGATCCACTTGACGGCAGCCTCCACGACCCATCCGAGGAGCACGACGGCCGCAAAGCCAAGCGACGCCCACGCCGTCAGCTTCGATCGCGACAGTTCCAGCGCCGCCACGGTCGGTCTGATCATCTCCACCGAGGCGGCGTGCTGGTCGAGTTTCAAGGCCAGATCGCGCAACGCGGCGGTGTTGTCGGCGTGGCGCTCCTCCTGGAGCCGGCGGCTCTGGTCCATGCGGCGCTGGATGTCGGCCACACTCGCACGGAGCCGTCCGATCGCCTCGCTGATTTCGTCGAGTTTTCCTGCCATCACTCACCGTCGGTGTTGCGAACCAGGACGCCTTGCAGCCGGAATGCCGAGACCTTCATGTCAGCCGCGCCAGATCGGCGGTCAGCGTGGCGAAATCGAATCCGTCCGGCGATCGGCCCTGCACGAGATCTTCGCCCGAAAGATACGCGACGGCCTCGTCGCAATAGGTCTGCACGAAGCGTTCAGTGGCGAGCTGAATTGCGCCCCAACTGACAAAGACCAGGAGGCCGTCGCTGCGGCGGCCGAGCAGCGGCACATAATGGCCGCCCTCGGTCGGCGAGTTCGCAACCACGTCCCACATCTCGCCGTTCGCGGCCTGATCGAGCGCGGATGCCGGCAATTGCAGACCGACGCCGGCCACAAACAGATATGCCGCCAGCAGGACGTCGGAGAGTCTGCCCGGTTCGAGCGCCAGATAGGCGGCGACCAGATGACGCCGGCCGGCGGCGTCGATGATGCCGGTTTGGCGCCGATAGCGCGCCGCCGCCTGCATGTCGGTGCCCTGATCCGTCGCCGGATCTTCGGGGCGAAAGCCGGTTACTGCCGCATAATCCGACAGCACATTGGCGTCGGTGAAGGTCGCCTGCTGTCCCGCTTCGCCGGTCAGCAGCAAGGTTTCATGCGCCGCGCCGGCCCAGACACAATCGCCATAACGGTCGTTCGCCAACATCGGCCACGATGCGACCAGGGCCTCGTGTCCGAACACCGCGGGCAGCGGCGGCAGCGCGCCCGGCTCCGCGTAGGTCGCGAACCGGAAGCTGTTGCCGGGCGCCTGCCAACGGCGCGCCGGCTTCTTGCCGAGCTTGAAACCCACGGCCTAGCGCGCCCGCGTTCCGTTGAGCGCGGCGACGAACGAGCCGGTCACGGTCACCGGCTTGCCGTTGATCACGACCTTCACGGTGACGGGACCCGGCGCCGCCTTCAGTTTCGCGCTCTGCGACGAGGTCACCGCGGCACAGATGATCGCGGCGATCGCCTCTGCGGTCGTAATCGTGCCGTTGGCATTGAGCAGCGAGGCGACGCTGGCCGCGGTTGGCAGGTAGGAGCACGCCGCTACCGCGGCGCCCTGCACGTCCGCAATGGTAAGACCGCCCGACCCGGTCGTCGCGCAGGCTCCGAGCGCGACCGAGCCGGCGAGCGCGGTCGCACGCATGATGTTTCGCATTTAACGTCTCCATCAGTTGAGGGATTGCAGCAAAGCCGGTGCGGCGGCCTGCAACGACGCCAGCGACGCGTCGAAGTCGGCCGCGATTTTTGCAAGGTCGAGCGTCTGGCAGGCGGGCTCGGCCGCGATCGCGTGCAGCAGATATTGGATATTGGCGCTGCCGTCGGCGTTCATGATCGCGCCGCGCGCGGCAAGCGGCAGCGTTTCGCGGAAATCGTCGCTGCATGCGCGCACGATGGCGAAACGAATCCCGCGACGCGCGGCGAGCGAAGCGACCGAATAGGATTCGTCGTCGATCGCCCACGCGCCGGTCTGGGCGAACAGCGCGGCTCGCTGTGCCGCGGTGTCGCCCTGGTCCATGATCCCCGACGAGTACCAGGTGCAAATCCGGGCGCGTTGCGCCCAGACCGGCATCTCGAGGTTTTCGCCGGCGCCCGTGATGGTCGTAGCACCGATGGCGTTGAGGATCGCCCGCGACCAGACCGGGTCCGGGATCCAGGCGCCGCCGGACCCGTCAATCAACAGACCGCCGATATCGACGTCGGCGATTTTTATTTGAGGTGAAAGACCGCCGGCGAGGCCAACCGAGGCGATGTGCGTGGCGTCGGCAGGCACCAGCGCATCGAGATAGTTTTTGGCGGTGCCGCTCAGGACAAGAATGCCCGGAAGCGCAGCCTCGAGGATTGCCGCCTCTTCGGGCATCCCGCACACGATGACGAGGCGCATATCACTTCGGCAGCGATGATGCGTGCACGGACGGGGTGAAGAAGGTCTTCATGACCCAGGTTGCGAGGCCCTGGACCACGCCGATCGTCACGACGATGGCGGCCTGCTGGTCGGCCGAGAGCCCAAAATCGCCGCCGCTGAAGAACGTCAACAGCGACGCCAGAATGGCGACCGCCTGGGTCCAGTTGATCTTGGAGGACCACGCCGATGTGACGGGGACGAGCGCGGTCACCGCGGGCTGTTCGGAGGACATCGCCATGCTCCTATGCCTGGCCGCTTTTGGTGCCGGCCTTCGCCCGCTCGGCGTCGACGGCGTCGATCACGGCTTTTGCGACACTGCCGGCGATCTGCACGACCATTGCGGTCGAGATTTCGTCGCGAAAGAAGAACGGAACGTCCTGATCGATGTCGGCTTCGATCACGGTTTGCGCGGCTGCGGCGCCGGCTCGATAATCATTGGCTGTTGCCATTCTGCTTCTCCTGGTTGGACGCCATTTGCAGCGCCGCGTTGCCGATCTGTTTGGCGCGGCGTTCCCAGTCCGCACCGAAGTACCGATAGTTTGCGATTTGCCGATAGACGGCTGCGCGCCGCGCGGTGAATGCGTGAATCGCGACTTCGACGTTGAAGCCGCTCTTGACCGCCGCCTCAGTCTGCGGCCCCCAGGCCCCGTCGTCGGCGACGCCAAGCGCGACCTGGAGAATCCTAATCGCCTGGTGCGTGCCCTGGTTCACGGCTGCGTCGAACAAACAAAGATCAGGGCCGGCGGGGAGTTGCGGGCAGTACGGCAGCCAATACGCGCTTTGGTAGATGTCTTCGCCTTCGGCGCGCGAGATCAGCTTGACGCTGCGGACATGCTCGCCCTTGGCCTTGCGCCAGGAGTCATATTCTCGCTGCGTGATCCCGCACATCGTCGCACCGCCGGGATCGTGCGGATCGTTTGAAAAATTCCTGGCGTTGCTCCAGTCGTCCGGCAACGGACATTCCTGCGCGAGCGTCAGCGGCAGGCAGGCGGCAAAGCGCAACAGACCGGCGGGCGTGTCGGCCATCACACGCCTCCGTTCTGCACGTAGCAAATGACCTGACGGTCGGCCGTTATCGGGGCGTAGCCGAGAAAGATCACGATATGGCCGGTCGGGTTGCCGCGATCCCATTTGATCTTGAAGGGCGGCACGACGTAGCGCGTCCCGAGCGGAACATGCTCGCGGCCCAGCGGCTCGTCCGGCCGCTCGTCGGTGATGACGGCGATGAGCTCACCGTTCGGACCGTTCGCAACCTCATCGGCCCAATAGGCGTCGCCCTGTCCGCAACACGGAATCGCCGGATGATCCGGCTGCATCAGGCCGGCGAACCACTCGGCAACCTTTGGATCGGCGTCGGCCCAGCCAGGCGTACCGGCAAATGCCATCCTGAGAGCGCCCAGAAGGATGATCGCCGCCGTGGAGGTGCTGATGATCGAGAACACGATCCAGCCAAAGCTTCGCCGCCGGGCCCGTACGGCGTCCAGCGGCGGCATCGCGAATGGCGGAAGGTCGCCATGCGCCCGGTTTGCCGGATGGCGCGGGACGAGCGTGAGCCGGCGTGCCGCGCGTGCCGGCTGGTGCAGTCGGAAATGCCGGGTCATGGTCAGCCGACCCGGAATGCAATGGCGCCCGCAACCGAGCGATAGCGCGTGCGCACGCGATGGCCGTCATTGCCCGACAGAACGAGCCAATGGCCGGCACGATCGGGACCGCCGACGATCTTGCCGACATGATGCCGCCAGACCACGACAGCGCCGACCTGCGGGCCGCCGGCGTTTCGTCCCCAATGCGCCCAATTGGCCGCGAGGTTGTAAGCGGTGCTCGCGACGCCGAGCAGGTGGCGCATGAAGCAGCCGCACCACGGGATGCCGTAGCAGTCCCGCGGCCGCTCTGACGAGACGCCTGCGGGCGCGAGCAGCGCCTGTTCGCTTTGCACAAAATGGCGATGTTGCCGGTACCGCCGCGCCGCGACCTGACGATGGCGTCCATGCCGGTGCACCTCGTGCTGGTGATGCCGGACGTGATGATGGTGATCACGGCGTGCGGCCTGCGCCGGCAGCGCCGTCGTCATCAGGCTCGCAAGGCTCACAAGACAAAGCATCGCTATTGCGAAAAGCGCTCGCATCATTCGCCCTCACCGAGTTGTGGACGATTAAGGAATCGGGACCGCTGCCGCCTGTTCGACCAGCGCGGCTATTGATCGGCGATCAGTCCGATCTCGGTCACAGCTCCGCGCTTGCGGTCCAGTGACCCGCCATGAACACGCCTTGGCCGGTCGTTCCGGAATAGCTTGCAGCCAGAACAAAGCCGCTGACGGAGGTATCTCCCGAGACCACGACGGTGCCCGTGAGATTGTTCCAGGCCATCGAGATATAGATCTGCCACTGCCCCGCAGTCGGCGAACCGACATGATTGGAAGCAAACAGACCGATGGTCGGGATTGCGCGAAACGGAGCAGGAAACGCGACGGTGTTGACCATCTGTGCGGAGCTGATGAAAAACGCCGCCGTGACCACGGCGTTCGCCGCACCGTCCGCCGGTGCGACACCGTTGCCGAATGACGCCGCAAAATACCGCTGGCACAGCGCGATCTCGGCCGCGATGCTGCGCAGTTCCGGCGGCGGCGGAGCGACCGTCTGTCCGGTCGCGACACCGGGCGTGGCCCGGATGTCGAGCTCGGTGAGCTGGATGGAGCTGGTCGCCGTTCCGAAATTGCTGCCAAGGTCGAAACTGATTTCCAGCCCGTTGCCCGACAGCATGCTCGCCGAAAACGTATAGGCGACCTGGGTCCACGCGCCGGCCGGACAGGATTGCAGGCTGACCGCATTGACGTCGGTCGTCAGCGCCGATGCCCAATTGTCGGCAATCGACGGATGCCTGACCGTCAGCTTCGGCGTGATCGCCGAACCCGGCAGCGCCGCCTTGAAACCCACCGTGATCGCCAGCCAGGCTTCGCTGGTACCGAGCGTCGGCGCGAAGGTGACGGGTTGTCCGAGCGTGCCGACCATGACGCCGCCTGCCGCGGTCAGCGTGGTCGAGATGGCGATCGAGTTGGGCGGGGTCGCAAAGCACGGCGACTGCCCATAGCTCGGCGCGCCGACACAAAACATCGCGCCGACAATCAATTCGTTGAGCGCACCGGGCGTGCCCGATGCGACGCTAGGCATGGTCGATGAACCGGTGGCGGTTGCCGTGACGCTCACATCGAGCGCCGAGGCGGTTGCGATGCCGGTGACGTAGAATGCCGACATGGCGACCGAGTTGCCGGAGGTGTGCTTGGTGTAGGTGATGGTTGCGCCGGACAACGCGGCCGAATTCTGGAAATAGAACACCCCGCCGACATCGGCGGCGCCGTTGAAGTTTCCGGAACTGGCGGCCGTATAGGCGCCGTTGGTGCCGTCCGCCGTGGTGCCGATCGTGCCGGCATTCTCGGTGACGAGCACCACGATCAGCGCGCCGGCCGGAACCGTGACGCTGGCAATGGTGCAGGTCGCGCCGCTCGACGACGAGCCGGTGCCGATGCTGGTCGAGGCGGGATAGTTCAGATTGCCGATCTGCGCCTGGACGGTCACCGTCTGGCCGGCCAGGGCCGCGGCGATGTTGCTTTCGATGCGTTGCTTGACGATCAGATCGGTAACGGACGCCGCGCCGAAGACCTGAAGGCTGTTTTTGGTCAGCGCCCGGCCACCCGCCTGCTGGGCGGTGACGCTCGCGCCGGCCGGCAGCACGATCCATCCGTCGGCGGTGTAGGCGCCGGACGTGGTCACGCCGATCGGGGCCGCGCCGCGCTGCCAAACGTCCATCGCTCCGTTGCGGAATTTGTTGAGGGAGCCGCCGACGTCGACCAGCTTCGCAACGGGCCATCCGCCCGCGGTCGCGCCGTCCTGCAACACCAGGCGGTTGCTGGTGGTATCGGCGACCATTTCGCCTTGGGCGCCGGTGAAGGTCGCGACCTGCGACGATGTTCCGCGGCGATATTGAACCTGAACGGCAGTCGTCATCGGCTGGTGTTCCTATGCTGTGCCCAGATCGGCGCTGAGCTCGATCGTCAAGGTCAACGGCGTGCCGAAGTCGTCCTGCGGCCCGACCGTTCCGGTGAGGGCGCCCAGATCCATCGCGGCGCCGGTCAGCCACGCCCGCGCAACCGGATGATCCTGCCCGGCCCAGGTCGGCACGTAGCTGTAGGTCGCACACCCCGACAGCGCCTCGACGCCGCCGCCGAACACGTTGAACGACTGGAATTTCAGATAAAGCACGCTGCCGACATATTGCGCCGGCAGGTCGTACTGGAAGACCGCATCGTCGAGCCGTGCAAAGGGCGCGCCGGCTGAATGCGACACCACCGCTGTTCCGTAGAATCCGCGATAGAGCGTCGTCAGCGAATACGCACTGGCCGAGGTCAGGGTCGCGGTCTGGTAGGAGACCAGCTCGGCATCGACGAGGCAGAGCGTGTTGCCGAGCGCGGCATCGGCCGCCGAGCCGCTCGCCAGCACGCCACCGCTCTCGGCGAGATTCACCGCAAGCGTGTCGCCGGTGTCGGGATTGGCTCCGCCGAAGCTTGCGAGCGTCGACGTCAGCACACCCTGCCGGCACGGCGCATTGATGGCGCCGATCTGACTGTAGGAACTGCCGTCGAGCGACAGCCACACGAAGCAGCCGCCCCAGTTCGGATCGGCAACGCCCGAGGCACCGCCTGAAGCGGCGATCCAGACCTGCGGCGTCGCGCCGACCAGCGTCGCCGGTGGCTCGAAGATGATCGGGGGATTAATCGGATCGGCGGCAACGCCGCGATCAATCGGATTGTTGGTGACCGGCTGAGTCGGGTAGAGCGTGGCGCTCGCTACGCCTAAGGGAAACTCCTCGGCGGTTACGGTGAGGAATCCGTTCTCGTCTTCCTCGATTTCGGTCAGCCGGATCGGCGCGTTGGCAAGACCCAGCACAGCGTCGGTTACCGTGACCAGGTCCATCGGATCGAGCAGGCAGTATTCCCAAGACAGCCGGAACTTGTAGGTGTTGCGGATATAGACCGCGCGCTGCAACATCAGCTGGCCGGAAATCGCGGCGACGTTCTGATCGCAAATCTCGTGCGCCGTTACGGTCGGTCCGATCCGCATGCCGTAAAGCTCGATCGCATTCTGATCGCGTGATTCGACCGTTGTCAGATTGTAGGCGTTATCGCGCTCGCCGATTTCGAGCCGCCAGACGTTGTAGGCTTCGTAAGGATCGGAGCGCGCGACCTGAAGCGGGTCCTCGTTGTCCTCGATCTTGAAATCATCGTCGTCGATATTGTAGATCGGCGTCACGTCCGGTGTGAACGTGACACCGTTGCCGGTCACAACCGCGTCGCCATAGGGAATAAAGCGCAGCAATCCGCCCGACCACACTGCGGCCGTGTTGGTCAATTGCAGCCAGCGCCCCAGAATGCTGGAGGCCTGCTCCTGATCGGTCAGCGCCGGGCTCAGCGCCACGCCAATGGCGCGGCAATAGGTCTGATACGAGGCGTCGGAGCCGCCGCCCGCGCTGTAAAGCGTCGTGGCATCGATGCTGCCGCCGGGAAAGCCGACGCCGTATTGGGCATTGGTCAGGAAGTCCGAAATGATCAGCGCCGGATCGGCATCGACAAAGCCGTATCCGCTGCCGGTGCCGACAGCGTCGGACGAATTGTACTGAAGCTGGCCGTAACCGCTGCCGTAGCGGAACCCCTTCACCTCGAAGTTGTGATTGTCCAGCGTTGCAGTATCGCCGAGGCTGTAGTTCGCGGCGCACACATAGGCGGTGCCTTCGTAGCCCAGCGCCTGCGACGGATAGGACGAGGTGACATAATTCCAGGGGCTTTGCGGGACCGTCCCGGTGAATAACGTGAGCCCGAGACCGCCGAGCGTATAGACCGATTGGCCCTTCCAGATCTGGTTGATGCCCGCGACCGGCCCTTCGCACAGGGCCATGATGAGGGAGGCGCTGTAAGTGGTTTCGTTCGCTCCACCGCCGCCGAACAGGCCGCCCTTGCCGCCGCCGCTGCTGCCGTAATGGGTCTGAAAGTTGTTGTACCAGATCACATTCGGCGCGAGCTTCGACAAGCCCCAGACGATCGGCAGCGGCAGCGTGTTGACCGCCGTCTGGATTTGCAGCCCGGTATAGTCGGGCGTCGTGGTCGGCTGTTGGCCGCCGCCGAAAATGCCGCTCATGCGCGCTTCGCCCAGTAGCTGAAAAAGCGCGGCTGCCGTTCGGGATCGGCCAGCACGCCGCTGCGGCCGATTTGTTCTTCGAGTACGCACCCGGCCTGGTGATAGGCGTGGACCAGCGTAAGCGGATCGGCGCAGGTCACGACGCCGCCATGCGCGTGGCAGCGGCCGAAGCGCAGCACCATGACGTCACCCGCGCCCGGCGCGGCGACCTCGCTGGCGCGATCGAATACGAACCCGAGATAGCGCTCCTCGCTGCGATGCAGATGCCAGTCGGCCGGATACGGGCGGGGATCGAACGGCGCACACAGCCCGGAATCGACAAACACCCGCACCAGCAGCATGCCGCAATCGACACCCAAGCCCCTGATATCGGCGCAATGGTGATACGGCGTGCCGATCCAGGCACGCGCCGCGGCAACGACCGCCGCGCGCTGCACGCTTTCGGTTTGAGTCATGTTGGTCAGGACCATGGAGGCGCGGCGCCGATCGGCCTGGCTCTTGCTGAATTCAACGGAAGCGTTGTTTAATCGCCAAGCTGCAGACGCGGGGGGACGACATGCTTAAGGCATTATGGATTGAGGATCTGGACTCCGATCCGGCACGGGTCATTCAGCAGATCAAGGATAGCGGCGCCAAAGCCATCTGCGTCCGCACGACTGCTGCTTCGCTGGAAGGAATGCTGCCGCAGTTTCAAAAGCAGATGGGGCTGAAAGTTTATGGGTGGCGATGGCCGCATTTGTTTGCCGACCCGGCCGCAAAACCTGTCGATGCCGCTTATTGGCCGAACGAAATGGCAACGGTGATCAATCTCATCGGCAAGGGAATCGATGGATACATCTTCGATATCGAGTCGGATGAGGGCATCAGCGACAAGGACAATCATTACCAGCCCTATCCGAAAGATTGGGATAATCCGAATATCACCGATCGTGCGAAACAGGCCCAGACTTTTGCGACAGGCATAAGCGACGCATTCCAAAAGCGTAAGACGCCCTACGTTCTTGGTCTGACGTCACACCAAACCGGCTTTTCCAACTATCGCGGCATTCCGTGGCAGTCGTTTCTCGACAAGTGCACCGTGCTGTATCCCCAGACCTATTGGCAATACCGGGACAAACACAACAAATGCCAACCGGAAGCTGCTCCGATCGGTCATCCTAAAAATCCGACGGGCAAACCGGAACAAGCCCTGATCAATGCCTATTCGGATTATGCCAATCGCAAGGATGAAAAGGGCAACCTGTTGCCGATTATTCCAGTGGGGGGCGAAATCGGTTGTGTCACCGCGGCGGAAGTCAAACGCTTCGCAAGCGCCGCGGCGGCGCACAACCCGACCGAGATCCATTTCTACGTTTCAGTGCCGACAATGGCTCTCACCGACCCAACGGTGATCGCCGCCATCGGCGCACTGTAAGCATCACACCGCCATCTGCGGCGGCGGGACGAAGGGAAAACCCCGAAAATTGGCCAAGTTGCCGAACTTCGTTTGGCAGGTGCCGGGCGTGTGGTCGCAGCCATAATAGACGGTGAAGGTGTCGCCTGGTGCCGGCGCGCTTTCCAGCGGGTACAAAAGCGCCAGTGACGCGCCCGCGGCGACGGAGCCGACCGTTGCGGTGACGCCGGCATTGACGCCGGAGGTAAAGGTGATCGAGCCCTGCTGGAAGTTCACGCTGGCGCCCGACCAGTTGACGACCGACGCGGTCGATCCCGCACCGGCGACGCCACTGGTGCCAAAGGCATTCTTCACCAGCGTGCAGCCAGAATCGTAAAGCGTATGCAGGCAGGTCGGCTGATAGACGTTGCGCGGCATGTCGATGTCGAGCAGCACGAGGTCGGAATTGACCGTGAGTTTGGCGCTGGTACGGCCGATTTCATCGATGGTCCCGAGGCGGCCCTTGAACAGCAGCGCCGATCCGATCGAAGTGCCGCCGATCCGGTCGGAGAAGAACACCCGGTAGCGCACGATCTCGGTGCCGTCGAACGAGCCGTCGCGCAGTGCTTGGAGAAACGGCGCGCCGCCGGTAATCGTGTCGGTCGCGCGCGCCGTGATGGTGATCTGCTGCTGGTCGACTTCAAGCCCGACTGCGGCCTTGTATTTCAGGCCGTCGATCAGCACCGAATTGCCGAGATAGGTGCTGCCGTTATAGCTGAACGTCACATCGACATTGGTGTAGCAGAGCACGAGTCCCGAACGCAGCGTGAAGCTGAACGCGTCCGCCATCAGCAACGGCACGTCGGGGTTGGCCCGGGCGTTGTTGAGGTAGGTGATCAGCGCAGATGTCGCGGGCTTCATATCGGGTTCACGGCTTCACGCTGCGGAATTTCATGCTGTCGAGCTTCCAGAGGTTCGCCATGAATTCCTCGAAATCCATCTGGTCGTCGAGGAAGCGGCAGTTGAACGCGTAGGAAAAATCGGCCGAGACCACCGCTCCGCCGCCCGGCGCCGCCGTAAACACCAGCGTATTCGGTGCGGTCAGGCTGTAGCCCCCCGAAGATTGCGGCGTACCGTTGAGATAGACATTGCTGATCGCGGTGACCCAGCCGACCGGCTCGAGAAAGCCGCCGAGCGCGCGCATCATCGTGAACGAGGTGGTCGCGCCGTCGCCGGTCGCGAACGCCTGGCCGGCAACCACATGGTCGTCCGGATCGGCATAAAGGAATGTGCCAAACTGGCCCTGAAGCTGGAGAAAAAACCCCATCAGGCTTTGCAGGCTGGACGCGCCGAGACCCTCAAACGCCGCGGTTCCTGCCGACGCCAGCCCGCCATAGACGGCTTCGAACTCGTAAAGCGGATAGCTCATCAGCGCCACGCGGACTTCGCGTCCCGACACGTGCGAAGCGACCCGCGTGGAGAATCCCGGCTTCTTGTGCCGCGACCAGCCAAGGCCGGCGAGGCTCGGCAGCGAAGGCGGTGTGGTCATGAGCGAACCGTGCGCAGCTTGAACGATTGCAAGGCGTAAAGCGCCGCCATGAATTCCTCCGTGTCGGCGCTGTCGTCGTCGAAGCGACAGAGCAGAGTCCAGGTGAAGTCGGCGGTCACCGCGACACCGGCGGCCGGCGCCGTGGCAAAACTCACTGACGGCGCGAACACGGTCGTGTCGATGGTGAAACCGCCCGACTGCGCGACACCGTTGAGATAAACGGCCGAAGCCGTTCCGACATTCGCCGGCGTGATCAGCGCGGCGCCGAGCGAGACCAGAATCGGAAACGTCGTCGTTGTCGCGTCGCCGGTGCCGAGTGCGCCAGCATGCACCGGCGAAAGCGCCGGCGGCGCGAAATAGAACGAAGCCGCTTCGCCCGCGCATTGCTCGAAGAAGCCGACGATCTGCTGCAACTCGGTGTTCGGCGACACCATGCGCAGGAGGTCGTAGTTGAGCTCGATCGACCACAACGGAGCCGCATATTTCGCGGCGCGAACCTCGCGGCCGGACACATGCAGGCTGGTGCCGGTCGAAAACACCGGCGACAGCTTGACCGACCAGCCCAGCGTCGGCACTGCCGGGAAACTCGGATACGGGCCGAGCACGGGCGGATCGCTCGGCACCGGCAGACTCAGAAACGGCCCCTTGCCATCGAGCCAGTTGCCGACCGGCCAGTTGCCGGTATCGCCCCAGACGCTGGTCATTTGCGGGAAGGTCGGGAACGGCCGCGCATCCCAGTTCCACACCGACATGAAGGCCGGCTGGATCATGGGTACGCCGGCGGCCGAGGTCTGGTTGTTGCCGTCGGTCACCCAGTATTCATAGATGGCTTGCAGCGCGAGCAACTGCAATTCGTCGTCGCGGCGCGGCCAGTAATCCCCCGCGACGCTTTCGCTCGGATCCCAGATCGACCAGTACGGCGTCGCACTCTCGATCGAGGCCGGACTGTAGGACACATTCGGCTGGTTGGTGCCCTTGTCGCAGGCCGGAAAGCCGTACTCCGCAAACGTGATGGATTTGGACTGCGGCACCCACTCGGTGTACGGCCCGTGCGGCGACCAGCCGGTGCCGTCGCCGTTATCGTAGATCGCCTGGTGCGGATTGTTCCACCACCAGCGCAGCTGTTTGTTGGCGAGCAACTCCTGGTTCGGATAATACTGATTGCGCGATTGCGTGAGGCGATCGCCCTGCGGCAGCGATACCCGCAGATCGGTCCCGTTCGGATCGAGGCCGACGCCGAGATTGCTGCTGTCATTGTAGAACCAGCTGAAATACTGGCCGCCTTCGATGTTGGCCTTCAGATAATCGAGGCTGTGGAGCGTCGGCTGGCCGGTCAGGCCGAGCCCGCTGAATGTTGACGGCTGCGGCGGCCACGCCCCACCGGGCGCCGGCGCCAGCCAATTGTGTGCGTCGAGCCCGCCATCGCCGGTCGTCCAGTCTGATAACGGGAGATAATTGTCGAACGAGACAACATCGATGTTGCCATGCCCGTATAGCTGATCGAGGTGCGGCCATTGGCCGTTCTCGCCCGGATGCTGATAGCCCATCCACACCGACCAATCGGCCGAATAGGCGATCAGATTGTGCAGATTGGCGAGGTCCCTGGTGTAGCCGGCGCCGTCGAACACACTGCGCACGTCGTCGGCAAGCTGCATCAGTCCCGCGACAAACGGATAGTCCCAGGTCACGTTGCCGTCGCTGCCGGTCGTACCGGCTTGGGTCCAGGCCGGCCCGCGCACCGTTTCCAGGCCGCGAAACTCGGAGCCGAGGAGGAACAGGTCGATCCCGCCCGCGACCACGCACAGGTTGGCGTAGTGCAGGATCATGCGGCGGTAGGTGTAGTCGGTGGCCGATCCCGAATAGGCGACGGTCAGGTTGGTGGCATCGCGCGTGAACTGCGAGGCCGCGGCGCTGCCGAGAAAATCATCGATCGCCGTCGTTGCCGCGCTCGAAATGTCGGTGCCGTTGAAGGTGATGCTGCCCCGCCAGGGCTCGCCAGCCGCGGTCATCAGGATCAGCGGATAGAATACGACACGAAACCCGCGCGACTTGAGATCGCGCATGCAGCGGACCAGCGATTGATCTGACGGCGTGCCGCCGTAGATGAACGCGCCGCCGCTCTGCGGGATGGCAATCAATCCGGCGGAGGATTGCGTCAGGCTCGAGCATCGCCAGGCGTCGGACGCACCGGAAGCCTGTTGAAACGTTCCGTTGATGTAGGTCGTCGACGGATAAATCTTGCAGGCGGTGACATCCGTCGAGCTGCCGAACCACGAAACCACGACGGCAACGGTCGTGCAGCCGGGATATTCCGCCTGAAGATTGTCGAGCGCGATGCTGTAATCGGTAACGGACCCTGTTCCTGCCAGCGGCCCGCCATTGGCATAGCGGTCGATCGAGGTGAGCGCCGCCTCCGTCGTCCGCCGGCCAAGGTACGGAATAGTGTCGTAGGTGAACTCTCCGGTCGACGGCAAAAGGTTGACGCCGTTGATGAAACCCATGGCTGGATCGACACTTGGAATTGGTCAGCGCGCCGCGCGCATCCCGAGATGGGCGCCGCGCTTTACGGCGTCGTTGATGGCGCGCAGCATGTGGCTCGAATTGTCGTTGAAGAAGCGCCGGACGCTTTGCGAATCGAGCGCCGAGACGTTGATGCTGACCGGCGCGTGCACCTGCGCTCCCATGCCGGACCCGCTGAACGGTCCGGAGCCGCGGGCCGGTGGGATGATGGTCTCGCCGGGATGAATCAGCGCGAGGCCGCCGCGCACCACGTAATCGGTGCCGACATCGAAAACCGCCGCCGCCGACACCGACGCCTCCGCCGCCGCGGCCGGACCGGCCGCCGCAGGTCCCATGGTCGGGGCGAGGAACGCGAACACGCCGGCAAACGCTTGACCCGCATCGGTCATGATCGCCTTCACGGCGCTGGCTGCGTTGGCAAGCAGACCGGCGCTCGATGCCGACTGCTCGGCGGCGGCGCGCGCGGCCGCGCCGGTCGTGGTTGCGGTGGTCTGCGCGATCTGCGCCGCCAGCCATTTGACCACCATCTTCTCGGCCATCTCGATGAACTGGATGGTCAGAGACTCGAAGATCTTGATCATCGCCTTGTGCCAGGTCGTGGTTCCTTCCAGCAGACCGCGAAGCTGCGAATTGAATGCGCTGGTCACGGTCGAGAGATATCCGGTCCACAACGCCTGCTGCGCGGCGATCGACTGTTCGTCGAGGCGAAGCATGTCGAGGCGATGCTTTTCCTCAAGCACCGCGATCCTGCCGAGCATCTTGTCACGGTCCCGCTCCTGGAGCCCGTCAAGCTGCAATTGCTGTTCGAGCAGCGCGAGCTGCGCCTGATATTCCTTTTCGGTCTCAGCTTCGAGCAACGCGAACTTCTGGTCCTGCGTGATCTGAAACTGTCTGACCTCGGCGTTAAACAGCACCTTCTTCTCGGCGAGCCCCAGTTGCAGCAGCTTGATCTCGGCCCCGATACCCTTGATCTGCGATGCTGTCTGCTCGGAGGCTCTGCCTAGATCGGCAAAGCTCTTGCTCGCCTGCGACAGCTTGTCGGTCGGCAGCGCTGCACCAAATGCATCACCCAATCGGTTCAGTCTGCCGCCAAGGCCTTCGACCGGCGCGGCCAGTCCGGCCAGCGCCGCGCGAATCTCCGCAATACCGGCGAGCGCATCATCGGTTGACGCACCGAACCGGATTTCAACGTCGCTGTCGTCGGCCATGAGCCTCGCCTTGGCGCCTTACCGGATCGTGCCGCCCGGAAACATCGCGAGCAGCTCGTGATAATTATTGGAGGGCCGCGGTTTCGGCTTGTAGCCGAGATAGGCCGCGAGCAGCCGGCGCGCCGGCGGACACTCCGACCAGGCGCGTCGCAACGCTTCAAGGAACCGCAGATCGACCTGGTCGAGCACCTGCTCGCGGGTCCATTGCAGCTCGATCACGAGGTCGGCGACGAGCGCGGTCCAGTCGACCTGATCGAAGCGCTCGCCGCCGGCGATTCCCCCGCGTCGGCGTCGACCTTTCTGCCGCCGGCCTGCTCGATCACCACCGGCAGCGCCGCAACCAGTTCACCGATCGGAATCGGCAGATCGAGGAACTCGTCGCGCGTTAGCCGCGGATGCGCGCGGCGCAGACCGTGCCACAGCACCTCCGCAAGCGGCGCAAGCCGCTCGCCGCTCAGATTGTCCGCAGCGATGCCGGAGAGCTTGGGCACATAATCGGCGATCGCCAGGATCTGGCGCAGCGACAGCGGCGCCACATAAAAGTCGCGGCCGGCGAGCCGCACGATCCGCGCGGCCGACAGATCGACGGTGTCGTCACGGTCAAGGCTCACGCGCAGCTCCCTATTCACTCAGGCTGATGGTGCCGATGTTGTTCGATGCATCGGCGATCGCCTGGAAGTCGAACTCGGCGACGGTGAATTTCTGGTTCGAGAACGGCAGCGACAACTTCGGCGCCACGCAGGCGTTGAGCTTGACCAGCAGGTCCTTGCTGGTGCCGAAATAGTTGAACGTCTCCTTCAACGAGATCTCGAACATCGGCAGCGGACCGGTGAGCTGGTTGGCAAGGCTGATCTTGTTGCCGGACGTCACCGTGTAGCTGTAGTAGATCAGCACGGAAGCGCCATTGTCCGCGGAATTGAAAGTGTAGGTGCCGGGGCTGCCGGACGGTGCGATGTACTGGCCCTGCGCCGGCGAGCTTGCGACCGGCACGAGCTGCACGCCAGTCGATGCGTAGAACACGCCGAAGTCCTCGACAAGGTTGGCCCCGTTGGTCACGGTGACCACGGCGGACGCAACCGTTTCGCTTTCTCCCGTGGTCATCTCCACCATGCTGTTCGCGGTCAACGTCTGGCCAAGAAACAGATTGTTGATCTGCGTGGCTTGCAGGCGGGCGAACTTCGCCTTGCCGGTGATCTTGAACTCGCCGCCGCCGGCCGCGACCGGCATGTTGTACTGACCGAGCAGCATCTCGATCTTGCGGTCGAAATCGAGCGACACGTCCTGCAAGGTGCCAAGCAGCGCAGGCGGCGTGCCGGTCACGTCGGTGCGCTTGCCGATCAGCGTACCGGAGCCAAAGGCAAATTGGGTCATGGGTGTGGTTCTCCTGGTGAGAAGGATGAATTTGGCGGCAATGGTTGAACGACTTGCCAGATTGGCGTATATACAATCTGCTAGGTCTGCCCACACAGAGACGTATATACACGCGAGGACTTATGCCTCTGCACATCCGGGACGAACGCGCCGCGCGGCTCGCGAGGCAACTGGCCACCCGCAAGGGCATGACGATGACCAAAGCCGTGGTCACGGCCCTGGAAGGCGCGCTGGCGCGGGAAGCGCGCCCCCTGCCCGATCGTATCGCCGACATTGCCCGCGAAGCGTCGCGCCTTCGCGGCAAGCGCGGCCGAAACCTCAGCAAGCGCGAGGTCGACGACCTTTGGGGCGACACATGATCTTCGTCGACAGTTCGGCCGTCGTGGCCATGCTCGCCTCCGAGCCAGATGCGGCAGCGCTGGCGAAAGTTCTCGAGTCGGATCGCGAGCGGATTTCAGCAGCCCATGTGATTCTGGAATCGTCGATCCGATTGGCAGCGCTGCTCGACCTGGCGCCCACTGCGGCAGACGCTTTGGTGATGCGCCTGCTCCGCGAGGCCGAGATTTCGATTGTTCCGATCACCGAGGAGATCGCCCACATGTCGGTCTCTGCTTTCGAGCGCTACGGCAAGGGACGAAAGAGCCGGGCCAAGCTGAATTTTGGCGATTGCCTGTCTTATGGATGCGCCAGGACCCACAAGGCGCGGCTGCTGTTCAAAGGCAGCGACTTCGCTCACACAGATATCGGCAGGGCCTGATCCTGTTCGATTTCCGACCACGCCGCCGGCACCGCTCTGCCAGACGGCGCGGGATGGAGACGTGCTAAGGCACCAAAATCTGGAATGGGATCGCCGCCACTGCCTTGCCGTCGATATCGCCGGTATCGACGAATACCGGGCCGAGCGGGTAGCAATGCGACACCAGGCCGCCGAGTGTCTGCCGGTTGCCGTTGAGCGCGTCGGCACCGCCCGGCGCCACCGCGGCATCGATCGCGTCGAGCACTGTGTTCATGGCGCTGTCCGGCACATCCACCGGGTCCATCCCGGCGGACAAATAGACGAACACATGCGCGTTGATGGTCAGCGTCGGCAGACCTTCGCTCTGCCGGGTGCGCACCTCGCCGGTCTTGATCATGGTCAAGAACGGCATCTGGGTTTCGTTCACCTGATCCCAATGCACAAAACGGCGGCTCGTGGCGGTGAAGTCGGTGGCACCCGCGATGAGATCGAAGAAGGCAACGGAAATCTGTTCGCGAGTCACAGCCGGCATGACGCACTCTCATGATGTGGGAAGGCGTGAACGAGCTTGGTAAGCACGGTGCGGCAGACGCAATCCTGGATCGCGAGCATTGCGATCAGGCTCCATCACCCGCTGTAATTCTGGCGGCAGCGCCGCCAGCAATCGCGTCTCTTTATTGCGCTGCCTCGACGACGGCGGAGCTCAAGCCATCGCGTATGGACTCTGCCATCTCGGCCAGCGACGAGCGCATGTACGAGCGTTCCGGCATCGTCACCGCGGGTATCTGCACGCGTGCGGCGAAGGCCTGTTTGCCGCCGGTCACGAACGCGAGCGCCCTGGCCTTGTCGGGCATGATCTGGTGCGCCGGGATGGTGCCTCCGAATTCGTGGATCGCAGCGTATCTCACGTCCGCGGTGGCGATGCGCACCGAGACGCCGGCCGGCGTATCGTCGATCGTCAGCCCGATCGAACGGGCGAGCGCGCCGCTTTTGGTGTTGAGCACACCCCCGGTGAGTTTTTGCGCGATCTTGCCTTGCAGTTCGGCCGCGAGCGCAGTGGCGCTGGCCGAAAGCGCTCCGCGAATCCGCTCGGGCATGTTCGCGAGCGCCGCGCACGCCTGGTCGAACAGGCCGACTTCGAGCATCAGACCGCCGCCACGCTGCGATACGGATCGAGCGACGCCCGGACGAAATCCGGCATGTCCTTGAGGCTGTATGAAGCGGTCTGCTGGCCCTGCACGGTCTGCGCGCTCTGCCCGATGCGGGTGCGGTAGCGGTAGCGCTCGGCCACCCATTCGATGCAGGCATTATTGATCGCGGCTGGAATAAAGCCGTACGAAATCAGGACGTTGGCGCCGGCGTCGGCGGCCGCGAAGCTATAAAGGCCGCCCGATACATTATATTGGCCCGCACCCGGCGTTCCGCTCACCGCCGCGAGCAGTGTGCCGTTGGCATAAGTCACGCCGGAATCGCTCGCCCACGGGCCGAACGGAGCCGCCGCACCGACATTATAAGGACCGGACGGAGCAGGCACCGTGGCGGCTTCGTTTTGCACTGCGTAGCCCGCGGTGTAGTCGACCACGACGTTCTGCCGGCCGCGGCGGTAGAAGGCGTGAAACAAGTCGAGCGCCTGCGGCCGCCCCGGCGGCAGCCCATCCCACGGCTCGAGCAGATAACCCTTGGCCGACGATCCGGCTGATGGATCGGCGGCTGGCGCGGAGACAGTGTCGATCAAAAGCGAGATGATGTTGAGCGACGGATAGTGGCGCAGGAACAGCCGCGTGCGGTCGTTGCCGTCCAGCCGCTCCATGAATGTGCGCGGCACGAGCGAGGAACGGCCGAGATACGCCGTGATCGCCCCGCTCACATCGGTGATCAGGCGGCCGAGCAACACATCGTCGGACGACCCGATGCCGCTCGAGCCGGAGAGCCAGGCTTTCACGTCGGCAAGCGTGGCGAGATCGGAGGCGGCCATGTCTGAAAACCTGCGTTCAGGACTTTTTGGTTGAAGGCCGGCCGCGACGCGGCCTGGACACGGGCGCTGAGGCGAATACGGACGCACCCTTCGGGTTGCCATCGCCCGCATCCATAAAGCCGAAGCATTCCATCAACAGTGCGCCGATTTCGGCCTCGACCTCATAGACGCCGTCGCGCGGCGCAATCGTGACGCCCGCGACGCACGGATCGCCGACGCCTGGCGGCGCTTTCAGTCTCATGGGATGCCTCATGTTTTCTGTTATCCCCTCTCCCTTGCGGGAGAGGGGCGAACGCGCACCATGAGCAAGGCGGTAAGGACCGGGTGCCACATTCACCACGCAACGACTGCGCTCACCCGGCCGCTCGCTTCGCTCTCGGCCGTTCTCTCCCGTAGCGGGAGAGGTTTTTTTCACCCCGCCGCGATATTGCTGATCACAGCCATGGACGGCGGGAAGTAGTGCTGCAGCACCTCGTCGGCATAGACGCCGGTCTCGTAGCGCCGCGCGCGCGGCGGCCATTCGATCTGATAGTAGTCCTGGCGGGTGCGGATCTGCATCACGTTGCCGACGTTGGACAGCGGATACGGCAGCGTGCGCGCGGTCATCAGCACGGTGCCCGCGGGCATGTTGGGATGCACGCGGATGTCGATGGTCTTCGGCCCGGCCATCGAGAACTTGTTGAGGTAGGTGCGCACCATGACGCCGCCGCCGAGCGCGCCCTGGTCGCTTTCGAACACGAAGCGCTGCGCCGCATTCGAATTGCCGGCCAGGATTTTCTTCGACAGATCGTTGGCGACCTGCGAGCCGACCCACATCGTGTCCGGCGAGAGACGGTAATTGTCCCAGCGGTTCTTGAGCGCCGCATCGATCTCGACCACGCCGCCTGAGCCGTCGCCGGTCAGCGTCGAGCCGGTGCCGGCGGTGCCGGTGGCGAGATAGCTGACATAGGCATTGGAGCCCGACTTGAACGCCTGGTAGAGCAGACCGTCGAACACCAGCGCGTTGGTCGAGTTGTCGCTCGAGCCGAGCGAGGCCGCGGTCTGCGTGCCCGCTGCATTCGCGGCGATCACCAGCGAATTGATGGTGGTGATGGCGCCCAACACTTCCGAACCGGCCGCGCCCCAGAACCAGGCATAGCCGAGCGCGCCGGTGACGGGTGCGACCGTGGCGGCGATCGAGCCGGTGGTGCCCGAGGAGATCGAGGCGGTGGCATTCGTCGATTGCTTCGCCGCGCCGCCGCCGAACGTATCGGAGGAGCCGTCGGCGTTGCTGCGGGTGATGGCGCCCTGGATGCCGCCGGTGACGCTGCCGTTCACCACGGCGTCGAGCGTGAGCGCCACGCAGATCACACTATAAGGTGACGCCGCATTGGTGAGGCTGCCGCCGGAGGTCGACGGTGCGAGCGACGGCGTCGGCGTGGTGCCGAGCGCCACCGAGGTGTCGCCGCCGAGAATCAACAACTCCTCGCCGAGCATGCAGGCCTCGAGACCGATCTTGGCGCCGATCGCCTTGACGTCGTCGAACCCCATGCCGGCGTATTGCGCTTCGAAGTCGACCGAAGTCTCGATGCCGATGCCCTTGTAGGCGGCGCTGTAATCCTGCGTCGACACCGCCTGAACGCCGCCGCGATTGCCGCCGGAGACGCCGATGCGCAGCCCGGTCGAGTTGATCCCGGTCACCGCGCGCCAGTTGGCCTGGATGCCGCCCTTGCCGGATACGCGCGGAGTCTCGTTGCGCAGCGGCGTGAGCAGCGGATAGAGAAACTTCGCGCCAAGCTCGAGGTCGTAATAGGTGAGCCCGGAGGTCGCCGACGTGGATTCCGAAAACGTGCTCTTGGCCAGCGGATCGCCGGGCAGCGGGTTGGCGTGCGCCTTCTCGATCTCGCGCAGAAAGCTTCCAGCGCTGGTCAGCGCGGCGTCATAGTCCTGCACGGTGCGCGGCAGCGCCGACTTGGCCAGAACGTGTTGCAGATTGGGCTGATACATGATGTCGTTCCCGTTGGTTGTTTGGTTGGATAGATGTGAAATCGTCAGCCGTCTTTCCGGATTGCCGCAAAGCGGCAAGTCCGGAATCCATGCTCACAAACCGGGATTATGGATTCCGGGTGCGCGAGCGTGAGCTCGCGCCCCGGAATGACGGGAAGGTGTAAGCCGGACTACTCCGGCCGCGGCCGGAAGCCCGGAATGGCACGCATCGGTTTCGCCTGCGCCTTGCGAATGGCGGCTTCGGCCAGCGCTTCAAGCGCGCCGGGCTGATCGAGCAGCGCATCGGGTTGGGGAAAAATCGAGTCCTCGGTCTTCTCCGCCACCCGCACCGAAGTGGTGCCGAGCGGCAGCGGCTGGTCCTCGATCTTCTTCAAGCGCGCCGCGAAGTCGTCGATGCGCTTCGACAGGCCGCCGAGCGCCTTGGCCAGCGACCTCTCCACCGACCGCTCGAGCATCTTTGCAAGTTTTTCGTTGTCCGCCTCGGCGGAGATCTCGTCCGTCCCCTTCCCCGCCGGAAGTTTCGGCCGCGGTTCCACGTGCGCGCCGGCGATCATTCCGGCCGGACAGCATTCCGGATCGAGACCGACCAACAGATCGTGGGTTTGTTTGATCCGGTCCTTGTCGGCCCTGGAGTGCCGCGCACCGATCTTGGAGAGTTCGTGTGCGTCGTCATTGCGCGAAGCCAACGGGTCCGGGCCGACGTGGCCGGCCCGATGACCGGCTCCACGATGAAGCAACTCCCCCTCGCTTCCCTCCCCCGCTTGCGGGTGAGGATGGGATCCATCCGCGCGGAGCATGACGGGCCTGAACTTGCGCAGCTCGGTCGATCCGTCGGCCTTGATCACGGCGAAGGTCGCCTCGGGCAGGCAGGGATGATCGACCAGCGACACCTCGAGCGGCTCGGCGGTGTAGCGCATCAGCTCGGGCTCGTCCGGGTCCGGCCAGCGCTTGAGATAACGGCCGCCCTGGGAGAAGCCGGTATAGACGCCCTCCTCGACCTTCTGCCATTCCGCATCGTCGACCACCTTGCCGCAGATCTCGATCCGCTTTGCCTCATCGTTGAACGCGATCTCGACCAGCTTGCCGGCGGCGACCTGACTGTGCATGGCGCGCAGATTGCCAAAGCTGCGCCCGTCGGTCGCATCGGCAAATTTCTGCGACCACCTCTGATAAAGCGGCTTGGTCGAGGCGTAGTCGCAGACCTCCCCGGCCACATCCGGCATCTCCGCGGTGACCACGCCATAAACGAGGCGCTGCGCAGCATCGATCTTGGTTATGGGAATGAAGAGATTCATGTCATCCATCGCGGACTCCTTGTTGAATTCATTGTGGGCAGCTCGCGGCGTCTTATCCGGTCAGCAGGCTGAATTGACACACGATGCTGCATCCCGACTTGGCGTTGCCGAGTCGGCGAACAACAATCAAACTGGAATGGAACGCGCTTTAGGCCGTAAATGGATCGAGCAGCGGCACGCCGGTCCGCGCCATGTCGCGGGTATTGCGCGTGACAACGATCAAGCTATGGACCTGCGCTGTCGCGGCCAGCAGACCGTCAATAAACGGCAAAGGATGTGGCAGATTAAGGCGGGCCCAGGCATCTGCGACAGCTTCATCGACCGGAATGACGCGGTCATCGAGCGCATGACGCATCTCCAAGAACCATCGATCAAGTGCTGCCGCCTGTTCTCGATCGCTTCGTCGCTTCAACTCAATGCCGCGACGGATTTCGGCAAGCACAAACACGCTCGTACCGATATCTTTTGCCGGGATTTTGGCGGCCCACCGCGCAACGCGCGCATCGGCCCGGTCACGCTTGCGGATCTCGGAAATAATATTCGTATCGAGCAGGAACTTCACAGCTTCAAATCGCGCCATCGCGTTTCGCGAGGCTGCTCGAACACGCCGGCAAAAGTCTCATCCGAAAGGCCGGAGCCGAACACATCAAACGCCGTTTGCGGCACGTGCGAGGAGAGCGCGCTGGCAAGCGTCGAACGAACAGTCTTGCCTACGTTTGAGCCAGTTCGAAGAGCGGCGGCCAGCGCCCGGATCAATTCCGCATCCTGCTTTGACGCCTGCACCTCAAGGCGCATGAGACCGCGCGCCGCGACGCGGCGGCGATGCATCTTCGTTGCAGTTCTTTGGGCTTTAGTGGCCATGCGGAAGCAGATTCCTCAGTTCTCCGGATATATAACCGGAAATGCGGCTGCCGGCAAGGGAGACTGTCACTATTGGCGGACCTCATCGCGCGCGGAACAGTCGACCGCCGCCAGGCTTTTCAGAACCTGCTGATAGGCCGGCGCATCAACCTTACGTCACCCAACTCGAGCTCCGTCATACTTCACGTCATGAAACTCCTTTGGAAGATACTGTCGCTGAAGACCGTCAGCAATTTCATGAGATCGAATGGATACGTTCATTTCCGGCCAATCTTTCAGATGATCCCATACCGCCACCTTAGATCGATCTGCCATCCTGGAAATTCGCCCAGAAGCTGTTGAAGTGCATGGACCACCGTCGGCATGAGCATTTTTAAACTCGTAACGAACACGACGAGTCGTGAACATTCTGCGTAATCGCCATTGACGGAATAGTCTCCGTAGCGCCTGCCTGACAGAAAGTTTGGCCGGTCAAAGCGTTTCAGCAACTCTTCAACCCGATTATAAAGAAGCTCAAACCTCTCGGCCTGTTCAGCGTCCCTCCGGTCATCGTCTTCGTGAGTTGTCATTTGACTCCTCATCGCCCGCCCAACGGCCGGGGCCACCATGGCCGCCCCCGATGATCCGCAAATTAAATCCACAGATTCGCGGATCATCCGAACGCCTCAATGTGTCACCGGCGGCCGCTTTTGCAAGAGATTACACGCTCCATCGGTCCAACACACTTCCCCGTCGAGAGTGTTCATAGGTCAGGTTTTGGTATTCCGGAGGAAAGAATTGGCGCTGCAGGTCATCCACAATTTCGCCCTCGCGAATGGAAATACCCATATTTGGCCAGTCGTCGTGGCCCCGCAACGTAACCATGAGATCAATTTGCCACCCCGGAAACTCCTTGACGAGTTCTTGAAGGGCGTTCACGACCGGAGGCTGCAAGAGCTTTAGACTTTCCACAAATACAACGACCTGCGGATACTCGCTGTAATCGCCGTGCACCTGATAGTCCCCATAGGGCTGGCCCGGCAGATAGTCTGGTCGTCCAAACCGTTCAAGCAATTTGTCAACGCGAGCCTCGAGATCTTCAAAGACGTCATACTGCTCGGATTGGCGGCGATCGTATTCTTCCGGACTCATCGACTCCATATCGTCTCGCGTTACCAGTTCAGTCTTCATCGCCACCACCTCCCCGTCGCCATGGACCGTAGCGCCACCCATATCTTAGGACTTCCCGATTTATCTTTAGCACAAAGTTGCGGATAACTGGCACGCTGGAATTTTTTACCTCCTGCACAAACTTCTCGGCTTGCGCCGCGGTCATTTGTTCCTCGGTGAGGCTGTTCTTCTTTAGGAATTCGTCCAGCAGATTGCTGACAGCATCGTTATATGCCCTATGCGCTTCCGTATTATGATTCACCTTTGGATCGGCAAGCGCTCCTGATCGGGCATTGTCGAAGAATGCTTTTACCTCGTTCGAGAAATTTCGTTTCGTGAATATTTTCTTCGTTACCCAGTGGTGCCCTTTACCGTATTTCTGAAACGGTATTTCATTGAGGGATGTGTTGGAAGGGTCTACTCCGGGTGTTGCCCTGGACTTGGCATCATTGCCGTCCTTTGGCCGGAATTGGCCGCCTTTTCCATCTGGCGCTCCGGCAGGCCAGCCCGGATGTTTCGGATCACCAGGACTTGCTTTAACGAGTGCGACGTTAGAGGGGTACTCGCCATAGGCCTTCCTAACCGCGCCTTCCGTTTCCGAGGAGGCACGTGGTTCGGCCGCGCGCGATCCTCCTGTGCTTGTCGTCGCCCCCTCCACACCCGCCTCAATCGGCACATACCCCGCGGCAGTCAGCACCATCGCCCGATCGGCGGCGGGGTTGGCGTAGGGGTCTAGGCCGAGGCTGTCGCGCAGTTCGTTGAGCGTGATGGCGCCGAGCTTGACGCGGGCTTCCAGCGCAGCTTCGTTCTTGCCGAGGTCGTTGTCCTCTTCGGACAGCCAGACGAGTTCGAGGTCCGGCGAGGAAAACTCCTCGGCGAGGATCTGGTCGATCAGGTCCTTCACCCACTCCTTGGTCGGCTCAAGTCCCTCGTCCTCCGCCTGCTCCGACTGGTTGTCGGCGGTGGCGCGGTTCATCAGCTTCACCGCCCATTGCGGCGGCACCGAAAAGGCAAAGCAGATGATGCGCGCAAGCCATTCGTCGAAGTCATCCTTGTGCTCGGGCTCCTTGGTCTGGTGCACCTTGCTGGCGGTGTCGCCCGGCACGAACTTGGCGCGCCGGCGTTTGGCGAGATCACCGGCAAACTCGGTATCCCAGTAATCCTGGAATTGCTTGATCTGGTCCGGCGTCCACGAGTTCGGCACGCCGATCAGCGCATCGGGTATCGAGCCTTCCGAGAAATAATCGAGCTGCCAGAGTTGGCGGCGTAGCGCGATGTTGACGGTCATCAGCACCTGCTGCACCGGCGAATAGCCATAGACCCGGTGGGCGCGGACGTTGCGCGGGCGGTAAATGATGTCGCGCGCGGAATAGTCGACCGCCGGCAGGCCCTTGAGCACCTGCTGATAGGCCGGCGGATGAATGACCGACCCGTCGCTCGCCGCAAACGGCTGCGGGGTACGGCCCCAGTCGTCGATCAGGCGCTTGATGGTTGCGCCGTCGATCTGCTGCAAGGCGTACAGCTCGCCCGAACGCGTGCGCTGGCAATACAGCGTCGCCGCGTCGATCACGAACATGTCTTCGAGCAGCGACCGCAGCCAGGTCTTCCAGCGCGTCACGCCGTCGGGTTTCTGGAAAAAAGTCTCGAGCGCTGCGATCCGTGCGCTCATGTCGGCGTCGGCCGCCGCGCTCTTGCGCCCCCATCCGCCGCTGCCCCGCGTGCCGGGGCACTGGGGGGCGCGCGGCCGGATGCGCCAGCGCTGGCGCTCCATCTGGTCCTTGCGTGTCTCGATCACGAGGCGGAGCAGATCGTAGGCGTCGGCGAAGCCCCGCAGTTCGGCAAAGCCGACCGGCTCGTAGGCGCGCGGCCGGGTGACGATGTTGTAGCCGGGCGGAAAGTCGAAACGCCGACCGGCAACCTCGGGCGGCGCGATCGGCTTGAGCGGATCGAGCGGCCCGAACCAGTCGGCCCCGCTGCCGCGTGCGATCCCCTGGCCCTCCCAGTTCGCGGAGAAGGTTCGCGACGGAGCCGGATACGACACCTGGATCTGATACGGCGAGAGCGGCCACGATGGGTGGCCTGCGCCGCGAACTTGCTCGCTCATCGATTCGATCTCGTGTTTGCAACCAGCGCGACGGACGTGGGAACGGATGGTTCGCAAGGCCCCCTCCCGCCTGTCTCGCGTGCGAGGCAGGTCGGGAGGGGGCTCGCGACCGGCGCTTGCCCGCTGTCGGGACGGCGATAGCCCTGTGCCGGGTGGAGGCGGCGACAGGGCGTGGGGCGCAACAGCAGGATCAAACAACAAGCGGCCGATCCGGCCCGCGAAAAGCGGGCCGTCGCATGCCGATGCTGATGGCGCTCCGCATCGGCATGTTTGAAGACGATATCCAAGCTCGATCGAATTTCGCTCTTCCCGCGAAAACGGGGACCCAGACTTTTGCGCCGAGGAACTGGCTTCCCGCTTTCGCGAGACTGAGCGGAGCATGGCCGCAGCTACGGATGCTGCTGCGCGATCCGCTCGAACCCGGCGGCGATCAGGGCCGCGGCATCATCCGGCGAAACCGATATCAGGCGCTGATCGCCGACCACGTAGGACGCGCCCGACCGCCCATGAACCGTCGAGACTTCGCCCGGGGCGCGCAAGCTTACCAAAGAGTCGCCGGACGGCTTATCGGTCGCGGTGTCCGGCTGCCGGCGGCCTTCGGCCTGGAGCCGATAGAACTCGAGGATCGACGCATTCTCCTTGAGCAACAACTCGGTAATGGCGAACACCAGCGCGTCGGCATGGTCTGGACTGCCCTCGCCGCGATAGCCCGCGGTGGTGAAGCCGCAGAGCTGATCCTCGAGCACCGCAAGTCGGCCGACGTGGTGCACCAGGCCCTGCTCGTAGAGCGCGGACACCGGCTCGGCACGCAGCACCTTGCCGCGCGAGGCGGAGATCACCCGCACCGGCGCATTCGCGTCGGCGGCGCGGATCACGAAGCGCACCATCTCACCGCCGAAATTCTCCTCGGCAACGATCTGGTCGGCCTTGAACTCGTGATAGGCGTGCACCGCGGCACGGCCCCACACCGCGGGCGCATCGCGCAGCGACCGGTCGGCGAGCACATAGGCGTGGCCGTCGTCGCCGCGCGCCGCAACCACGATACCGATCTCGTCGGAGCCTTGGTCTTCGCGGCTCGCGGCCCCCGAAGGATCCACCGCCACCACCACGCGGCGGCGACGCGCGGGCGCGAGTTCCGCGACCCGCGCGCGAGCGATCGCCTCGTAGCTGAACAGCGCGCCGTCGAGATCGTCGATATAGACGCCTTCGAAGAACCGCTTGCGCTGGCGTTCCGGCAGCCGCGCCAGGCTGTCGAGATATTGCCTGGTCAGGTTGTCGGCATTGTCGGCCGGATTGAGGAACATCCGCGCATAGTCGTGCGGCTGATCGAGCGGCTGCCGCGTCACCGGATCGCGCTTGTCGCCGAACAAAACGTTGGTCCAGTGCGCCTTGCTGACCGGATTGAGGTCGTAATAGGCCGCTTGCGTCAGGCCGTCAGACACCTGCGCCAATCTGGTGAGCGCGATCAGAACCGACGCGTAGGGAATCTGCGAGCACTCGTTGAGCAGAATTGTCGCGTATTCCCGGCCGAGAATCTTCTCCACCCGTTCGTGGTCGTCGAGGCCGCCGATCCAGATCTCGGAGCCGTTCTCCAGCGAGAAATAGCCCTCGGTCCGGTGATGCTTGAACGGCAGCTCCGGATAGCAGAGCCGAAAGACCTTCGGCAGCGTGTCGAGCGCGATCGCGGTGCGCGCAGCATTGCCATGCAGACGCAGGATGGCGTGGCGCGAATTCTCGACCCGCTTTGCGCGCTTGGCGATTTCGCGCACAAGGATCGAGGTCTTGCCGGAGCGCGACCCGCCGACCAGAAGCGTATGCCGCTGCGGCTGTTGCAGAAGGTGCTCGGCCTCCTGCTGCCGCAAGGTAAGTTTGAAGGACGCTACGGACGGGCGAGACGGACCGGTCTTGCTGTCCATTCATTCCTGTCGGTTCGGTTGTTGGGTTGTTCACGCTCCTCGCGCCCATCCGGGCGGCAACTGTTAAGACAAACGATGGCTGTAAGGCAAAAAGTGCGGCGATCCGCGCGTGGCGATTTCAGCCGATCACGATGTTGGTTGCACGCAGCCCGCGCTTGGTCTTTTCGACATCGAATCTCACCGCCTGGCCTTCGTAGAGCAGGCCGGCCTCTGCCGGCAGATCGGTCCGGTGCACGAATACGTCGCCGGACCCGTCGTCACGGGTGAAAAAGCCGTAGCCCTTTGTCTCGTTGAAGAATTTGACTTTGCCCTGGACGGTCACCGGTTTCACCTTTTGCGATTTTGGGGCGCGCCCCGAAGCCCGGCCGCAGCGCGCGGCCGCAACCGAAGCTCCGAGCGGCCGCCGGCAGCGTTCGAATTTATTCGAACGCGACGCGGCCCGGCGGCGCTCATCGGCGCAAGTTGTTCAAACGTTTTGAAGGTGGAAGCGCTGCGGACGCAATTTTGCAAAGCCCGCCTGCACGCGAGTCAATGCCGCAAAATCCAGGGCGCTGTCAAGCACGCGCCTCCGCCGTGTTTGATGAAATCGCGAACAACATGTTGATCGTGCATCCGAAAATTTTTTGGTGTTGAGATCATCGAAAACTCGCTCCGTCACCCTTTGCGCGCCGGCACTCGACGATGATTCTCAGATGCCGCGCAATGTGGACGCGACCTGACGGACAAGATTCTCGCGATAGCGCTGCATCCATTCGTCGTATCGCAGGATTCGCTCGCCGCGCCCGGATGTTTCCAGGCGATAGCTCTTGTAGGCGCGATTGACGGATTTCATGCCGCCGGCCTGCTGCAAGGTTACGATTTCAGCATCGATGCGTGCGACGGCATTTGCCGCTTGCGCGGCAACGTCCTCGTCGGAACACAACGCGACGTTCAACCGTTTGGCGGCACCGGCAATCGCTTCGCAAGCCAATTGCGGCGAGACGGCAGCCCGGGATTGGCCGGAAGCCGGCTCCGCGAGCTCCGCGGCACGATCGCGTGACTCCCGCCGCCGCATGCGCGCTGCCGCGGCAGCCGCGATGCGCTCGGCATCCGGCCTCCTGCACCACCAGCGCGCCGCGATATCGCTGTCGGCTGTGGGGGCCTGTGGTTCTTCATTGAGCGCCACCGATATCGTCCCTGCCCCGGCATCACGGCGCACTACGACAGCGGCGAGATCCAGTCCGTCACGATAGGCCGCGACAAGACGGCCAAGGTCGCGGGACGCCCGTCCCGCCGCACGGGACGCTCGTGAGGCTCCTGTCATGAGAAAGATTCCTGTGGCGCCGCCGCCTAGCGGATCGGAACCCGGCGGCGAACCAACCCGCGGGTGATGATGTGCAGACCCTGTAGCTTGCGGGCATTGAACGCGCGCCGCGTCACCTTGATCCGGCGCAAGCCGCGCTCGACGTCGGCCTCGACCGCAGCCCACAGCGAGCCGAGGTTGACGGCGCGCGCAACATGATGGAATTCCGGCCCGGACAGGAACGCCGTCGGCCAGTGCAGCGATTCTTCCATTCTCGCCACCTCGGCCGGCGAAGGCGGAATCCGCACGCGGTTGCGCAGTTGCGCCAGGCGTTCCAGTTCGCAGGTTTCGAGTTGCGAGTTGAGATCGCCGCGGTCGTAGAGATGGATCGGCATCGAATTGATATAGCCGCGCGGGCGCGTCGCCATCGGCAGGCGGCCGAGGACGCGAAATGCCTCCTCCATGCGCTCCATGACATGAATGAGCGACCAGCGGTCCGGAATGCGCCGCTCTCGCGTCAGCGGCAGCAACGGAATTTGTGCGGTCGCGCCGAGGATGCCGGCGCGCTCGCCGCGCAGTTCGGCGCGCGCGGCGCTTGCGGCGCGTTCACGCAGCGCACGTCCATCGTCGGGAAGATGGTCGGCTTCGATGGCAGCGGATTTTGCGCGATCAATCATCGCGTTCACCCGGCCTTGGACTTGAAGAAAGCGGGCCGCCGCGGTTCGATCATCGCCATGAACGGCGAACGACTCGTCTCCGGACTCGAACGCTGCGGTTGATTCGGGCCAGCTGCGATCGGCGGGGCTTTTTCGATAACGCTCCGGCCTGTCCGATACGCCCGCCGGGCGTGGCGGGCGCAGTACGGCATTCCATGCTCCAGATCCGCGCCGGGGGCGCCACAAAAGAAGAACCTGGCAGACCCAGGCCGGCCATGGGGCCAGCGGCAACAATCGTTGGAAAGTTCGAGCAGGCTCTTGCCGCGCTTTCCGCGTGGTGTTGGTTGGACGCTCCGCGACGTGTCAGGCTTTTTGCGGCTCCGCCGCCGCGGCGGCGTGACGACCGGAGCGACTGGCTGGGCGCCGGTGTGACCGACTTGCGCATCGTCGCGCGGTTTTTTCGAAGCGACCTGCTGATTGCGATTTCCGGTGGCGCGCCGCAGGCGGTGAATTTTTCCGAGCACCGCCGAACGCGAAATTCCACCCAGCCGATCGGCGATCGCAGCCGCGGTGGCCCCCGACGCCCACCAGGTCATCAACAATCGGATTTGTTCCTGATCCCATTGGTATGCGCGCATGATGTCTCCGCCGCCGGCGTGCTCGATCGCCGGCATCTCTGCTTTGGTCTCTTTTTGAGTGACATCGATTAGATTGTCTCCTATAGTTGCGATAATGGTTACTGTCAAGTCGCATTTTTAGACGCTAGCGTTTGTGAACCGAATTGGTGACAATCTGGCCATGCCGCGAAAGCTTCGACCGAACAAGCAATGGACCGGGCTCTACTACGCGCGCGTGGCGCGCGGCATGAGCCGGTCCGAGCTTGTGGAACAGTCGGGCATTTCCAAGCAGCAACTGTCGCGGCTCGAGAACGGCGTGATTCGGCTTCGCCTCGATCACCTGAAGCCGTTCGCCGACGTGCTCGGTTTCACGCCGGAGCAAATCCTGCTGTGGGGCCGCTATCCAGGCACCGGCCCGGCCGCCGGCGGCCACATCGAATCAAGCGACGTGCTGCGCGAGGAGGCCCTGCATGACGAAGCGTTCGGCCCCCTGCCGGGCCAGGTGCCGGAACTCGATACCCGCGCCGGTCTCGGCGGCGGCGGCGTCCCGGCGCGCGAAATGCGCAAGGACGGACGCCACGCTGATCCTGTAAAATCAGAGGGTTGGCTGTTCCCGCAAAGCTTCGTCCGCGAGCAATTGCATGCCACGTCCAGCCGCCTTTTG